CAAGTTGACCACTACATACACGACTGTTTGTCATCTTGCCTCTGATAGAGATCTCAGGGGTCAAGTTGCAACAGTATCAGATGAGTCTGTTCAGCTTACAAACGACTATATGAAAAATCTGAGAAAAGAATTTAAGAGTATGGCAGGTCGTGCTTTAAAGGTAAAAGAAGAATCGACTCAAGATAGCATTGAAATGCTAACAACATCTCCGCACACGCCAAGAAAGGCTGCTTATTATAGAAGATTTACAACATTTACGATTGAATAATGGCTATAATCAACAAGTCAAATCAGATAAAGGAGATAATAAGATGTGGAAAGGATCCTGCTTATTTTTTTAATAACTACTTAAAAATTCAGCATCCTGTAAGAGGGCTAATTCCATTTGACACCTATCAGTTTCAAGATGAGTGTGTTGATACATTTATAGAAAATAGATTTTCTATAGTTTTAAAGTCTAGACAGTTAGGAATGTCAACTCTCGCTGCTGCTTACGCTGTCTGGCTCGCCCTGTTTCAAAAAGATAAGAATATTCTTATTATTGCGACTAAACTAAGTGTAGCACAAAACTTTATATCTAAAGTTAAAATAATGATAAGAAGCCTACCTGTGTGGCTTGTTTTACCGAAGATAGTAACAAATAATAAGCAGCTGCTAGAATTTAGTCATGGATCTTCAATTAAAGCTGTTCCAACTTCGGAGGATGCCGGTAGATCTGAAGCTCTTTCTCTATTGATTATTGATGAGGCAGCATTTGTTAGAAACTTTGATGAGCTCTGGATGGGTCTTTACCCTACGATTTCAACAGGTGGTCGAGTTATTATACTTTCTACACCCAACGGTGTCGGAGGTCAGTACTATAAGCTCTATACAGATGCTGAAGCGGGTCTAAACGAATTTAAGTCAATCAAGTTGCCATGGGATGTTCACCCAGAGAGAGATCAGGATTGGTTCAGCAAGACAACAGCAAATTTATCAAAAAGACAAATTGCTCAAGAGTACCTTTGTGACTTTGCTTCATCGGGTGAGACTTTTCTTTCAGATGATGACATTTTATTTTATAGAAATATATCATGCCCCCCTAAGGAAAGAACAGGTGTAGATAAGAATGTCTGGATATGGAAGTATCCGTTAACAGAGCACAATTATATTATAACTGCTGATGTCTCTCGAGGTGATTCTAAGGACTACTCTACATTTCACATAATAGATGTAAATGAAGGTGAGTGTGTTGTAGAGTATAAAGGAAAAATACCTCCGGATAGATTTGGTGAGCTCTTAAACGAGTTTGGATTAAAGTACAACAATGCTCTTATGTGCCCAGAGAACAATAGCTATGGATATGCTACAATTATTAAGCTTAAAGAGCTAAATTACCCTAGGCTTTATTATAAGAGAAGAAAAGCTGTCTATGTTGGTGACTATGTTCCCCATAGTGAGTCTGATATTGCAGGATTTACAACTAGTGGAAAAAGTAGAAATTTAATACTAACCAAGCTAGAAGAGATCTTAAGAAATAAGCAAATTAGAATATATTCTACAAGGTTTTGTGACGAGCTTAAGACCTTTATCTGGAAGGGTCAAAAGGCTCAGGCGCAAAGAGGCTATAACGATGATCTTGTTATAAGCATGGCAATTGCCATGTGGCTTTATGATGCATCAGATGGGCACAGTAGATCATCTAGTGTTTTAAACGATGCAATGCTAAAGGCTATGAAAAGAGAAGCCAAGCCCTACGGTGACCTTCCAGATGCAATTCTTAATAATAGACCCTATAACTCAAATTCAAGAAACCCAAATGCTGATACATCTAATAAAAATAGAGAGATTAAAAGTCGAGAGTGGGGAAGTAGAATTGAATTTAACCCAGAGTTTGACTGGATGTATAAATAGAGCTGAGGTTGTAAATGGCTAAAAATAACTCCGAGAGCCTGTTTAGAAGGCTGACCCTTCTTTTTAGAAGTGGTCCTGTTATCAAGAGAAAGGTCCGAGATTTTGAATCGGGATCAAAGACTTCATCTGCATTTGAGCTATTTAGAAAAACTCAGAGCCACGTCTATAGCACAGCTATGAGTGCATATGGCACTTATGATAGAATGGCAAGATACTCAGATTTTTCTGAGATGGAGTATACACCTGAAATAAGTTCTGCTATTGATATCTACGCTGAAGAAACTGTTTCAGCTGATGAAATAGGAACAGTTCTCCATATTCATTCTGAAAATCCAACAATTCAAAGACTTCTGGAAGAAGTATTTTATGATACTTTAAATGTTGAATTTAATCTAACTTCTTGGGTTAGAACACTCTGCAAGTACGGTGACTTTTTTCTGTTTAATGATGTCTCTCCGGAGCATGGTGTCATTAGCGGCTATCCTATTCCTGTCAATGAGATAGAAAGAGAAGAAGGGTATGATCCAAACGACCCAATGGCTGTTAGGTACAGGTGGGTCACTCAGGGAAATCAGGTCTTAGAAAACTGGCAAGTAACACACATGAGAGTCTTAGGAAATGACGCATTTCTTCCCTACGGTTCATCAGTCTTAGAGTCAGCTCGAAGAATATGGAGACAGTTAATTCTCATAGAAGATGCCATGCTAGTCTATAGAATTGTAAGATCACCTGAAAGAAGAGTCTTCTATGTTGATGTTGGAAACGTTCCACCAGAAGAAATACCAAACTATATGGAGCAGGTTCAGACTACCCTAAAAAGAGCGCAGGTCGTAGACAGGGATAGTGGAAGAGTTGATTTAAGATACAACCCACTTTCTGTTGATGAGGATTATTATCTTCCTGTTCGAGGCTCTGACACAGGGACGAAGATTGATACACTTGCCGGTGGTCAAAATACCACGGCAATTGAGGACGTTGAATATATTCAGAAGAAACTCTTTGCAGCACTAAAGATTCCCAAGGCCTATTTGGGATATGATGAAGGCCTCGGTGCAAAAGCAACACTTTCTCAAGAAGACATACGATTCTCTAGAACAATAGCTAGAATTCAAAGAACAGTAATAGCAGAATTAAACAAGATAGCTATAATTCATTTGTTCTCTAATGGATTTGAGGGAGAAGATTTGCTAGATTTCAAGCTTCAACTTTCAAATCCCTCAACAATAGCTCAGCAACAAAAGCTAGAGCTTTTCAGATCTAGATTTGAAATAGCTGGAAATGCTATGAACGTTGCTGGAATGGTCAATAAAGACTGGATTAGAAAAACCCTATTTTCTATGACAGATAGTGAAATAGATAAAATAAATAAAGGCTTAGTCGAGGATAGGACACAAGAGCTTGAACTAGAATCAATTCAGCTTCCCCAGGCTGCCGGTGATGAGATGCTCGACCCGCCTGGTGATATGGGATCTGAACCCCCACCACCACCACCACCTCCACCACCGGGCGAAGACACACCTCCGCTTACAGCAGTGGACACCAGGGCTGCAGCTAGTGATGGCTTAATATCTGATGTTGACACTAGAAAAAAGAAAGATGATATAGGTTTTAATATTCTTTCAATTGAAAATGAGAATTCACCGATAGTTGCTCAAAATAGAGTTGATAAGTTTTTAAGTCTGTCTGAGTCTACCATTGATGAAGAAGATGAAGATGAAGATAAGAATGATGAGGCTAAAGAGCCTACAGAGCTTGAAAGATCTATTCTCAATAGAAGAAGAAAGAGACATTCTGGTGAGACTGTTAAGCATGCAACAAACAGAATTCATACTAAAAGAGCAAATGACTCTATAAACAATCCAGATGGCATGAAACTTCTTTCTCAAGAGATGAGATCTGACATGAAGGCCCTTGTCAATCCGCTAGGTGAGAATACTTTTGAAAATGAATATGATATATCAGATTTTTTAGATGAAAAGATAACTCAGAATGCAAAAATGAATTCTCAGATAAGATCTACATTAAAATCTCTCGGGAACAACCTAAGTAATACAGGGATTCTAATGTCAGAAGGAAACTTAGATTCAACTGAAGAGGCATGACTTAATGACAAAGTCTCATAATAAAAAAAGAAATATCGGAATTATATACGAGCTTCTATTGCGTAATATTACCAGTAGTCTTGTAGCCAAGAGAGTTGACGAAGCTCAGAGAACTCTTGATTTACTATCTTCCAGATTTAATAAAGATAGTGAACTCTATAGAGAGTTTAGGCTTTTCAACGCTTTAGCAAACGCCTCAGTTAGCGACACTGCAATCGCCGCTGGAATTTTAGCTGAAGCTAAAAAGGCTGCTAGAAGATGTGATATAAAGAAGCTTAATCATGAAAAGTCTATGCTCATAAGAGAGATTAATCATACTCTAAGGGATGATAGCTTTTATCGTAGAAAGATTAAAAACTATAGAGATTATGCTACTATTCAAACACTCTTAAATGACTGGAGGGCTGGAGACAGCGCTGATCTGTCAAGAGTTATAAAGTATGAATCTCAGGTTATCCAAAGACTTCTTGAATCAAAGCCAGAACCTGAAGACATTTCTAGATCTAGTAATCCTGATATTGATAATCTTGTCGTTAAGATTATGACTGAAAAGCTTAATAATAAATACGGAGACTCTCTTAGTGAGAGTCAAAAAGACATAATACGGACATATGTTTTTTCAATTAGTCAAGATGGTGGCGAAGTTATTAGGAAAAAGCTTAGCAAGATTAAGAATAGCACACTTATTGAAATGAAGACCCTAAGGGAAAAAACAGATAATAAAGTCTTATTGGAAAAAATAGACAGTGTTAATCAAAAGATAATTGATCAAAGCACTGATCAGATTGATGATGCATCTATTTCTAGATTTTTGACAATTTCAAGACTTAGAAAGGAAATTTTGGAGTCTATAAATGAGCAATAATTTACAACTACTAACAGAGTGGATGCCTTTGTCGTATGACAAGGGTCTTATTAATGAATCTAAAATAACGAATGGCGGAAAGATAATTTTAAAAGGAATATTGCAAAAGTGCAATACATTAAATCAAAATGGAAGAATCTATCCTGAGTCTATTCTTTCAAGAGAGATTTTAAATTATCAAAAGTTTATTAAAGAAAACAGGGCACTCGGTGAATGTGATCATCCCGATTCTTCTGTTGTTGAGTTAAAGAATGTTTCTCACATCGTTAGAGAAGCGTACATGGATGGAGAAAATGTTGTTGGGATTGTTGAGCTTTTAGATACACCGGCAGGAAAAATTCTTCAAAGCCTCGTTGAGTCGGGAGTTACACTTGGAATTTCTTCTCGAGGTGTTGGATCTACTAAGGACAATGGAGCAGCCCAGGTTGTACAAGAAGATTTTCAGCTAATATGCTTTGATATGGTTAGTGAGCCCTCTACACCAGGAGCTTTTATGATGTCTGAGTCAAAAAATCTAAGAAGAGATTTAGACAGAGTTTTTACTCAGACTGATAGGATTGATAGAATTTTTAATGATATTCTAAGCTGGTAGGAGAAAATATGTCAAAGCTATCCAGATCTATTCTTAAGGGAATAGTCAAAGAATGCTTGGTTGAAATTTTACAGGAGGGCCTAAGCCCTGAATCGACAGTACAGCTGACAGAGTCTAAAAGATCTGACCTGTCGGCTCGATCTTCTTCTCATACGAAGCGTAGGCGATCTACAGCTCTAGATAAAATATCATATGGTTCAGCATCAATTGAAAGTGCACTTCCTAAAAATAGAAAATTTGAGTCAAACATTAAAAAAGTTACTGAAAATATGACACAGGATCCAGTTCTATCTTCTATACTTGCTGATACAGCTCGAACTACTCTTCAGGAGCAGGCTGGTGCAGAGACTAAGGGCCCTTCCGGCGCTTTTCTTCCAACAGCAGCAGCCGGAGATGCAGCATCAAGAGTCGTAGCTGCTTCAGATCCTATGGAGATATTTTCTGATTCTGCTGGAAAGTGGGCAGAGCTAGCATTTTCTGATAAGATGCCAGGCAGATAATGAGATAATTTTATTGAAGTTAATTATTTTTTTTAATTAGCTTGATATGTATTGATGTTACACTAGGAGGCCCAATGGCTAAAGTAAGAAAGCTCACACCCGCAGTTCTAAAAAGGATTATATCTGAAGAACGTTTAAAGATATCTTCTGAAAGAAAAGGGAAAAATAGACTCTCTAGAAGAGCTAAAAATACTAAAAAGACAAACAGTCGTCAAACACTTCAGAATATTAATGATGCTCGTCGATTGAGGATTGCTGAGGCAAAACTAAAGAAGGCACTTACTAGAATATCTAAGCAGAGAAGAGTTCTTAGGAATAAAATTAATAAGGAGCTTTAAAATGGCTGAGTCCCGACAGACCACAGTGAATCCTGACATTCCTGATCCAAAGCAATTTGGAACCAGAAATCAGAAAAATCTTAAGGCTTCATTTAGAGGATCTCCTGTTCTTTCTGGAGAATATACAGATGAGACCCTTAGAAAACTTTACGCTGAACTAGCTCTAGATGGAACTGTTTTAAATGGTTTGGGATTTAGTAGTTTTAATAGAGATTTCTCTGATGCACCAAATCTTGCTGATGTTCCTGTAGGGGGCGGTGGTCTTCCTACAACACCTCATGTTCCAAATGTAACATCTCCTGGACCCGGCAGTGTTTTTGCAAGTGATCAAGCTCCTTATGCAGGTGATTTACTAGATCCGGGAGTTGAGTTCGGTTCAGGCCTGGGTTCAATGGTTTCTCCAAATGTAACCTCTGATCCTATTTCAAAAATTGGATCTGAAGGTGTTTTGACAGTTGGATCATATATAATGGGGAGATCTTTTAAGGGCTCTGACGGTCAGTCGTAATGAGTTCACAGCAGGATTTAACAGGCCCCTTGGGAGTTATAAATCCTGTAGCAGGTAGGAGCTCCAACTCCGGTGGTGGATATGGTCGATTAAGAGGCTCAGGTCCATCTCCAGCCGACGGATCAGGAGATCCCAGACCGAGACAGGGGCATTTTCCATACACTGACCCAGTTGTTAGCTTTTCTAAGGAAGAAGAGATTGAATTTTTTGATGATGTCTTAAGCGATGATGATATTGACTCTTTCGTCGCTAAAATTCTTTCTGTAATTACACCTTCTGATCCAAGCAACAGGGCTGATAGAGCATCACTTGTTAGTAATCAACCATACGGTCACACTGGACTTAGTGAGAAAAAGTTTCATAAGGCTCGAAATGGTCCTGCACCCTTTGCTTTTGACTTCCTTTATCCAGGAGGCTTTTCTGGTCCCGCTTTGGGTGGATTTTCAACTGATGCAGCGATGACTACTGGGCCAGGCAGTATGGGAATGAGAAGTACACCCTACGGCACTCAGAGAGCTCCGATTCCTTTATTCGATGATGATGAGGAAACTTTTTCTTATTTTGATATCAAGGAAAAGGGAAC